GAAGTAGAAATTTTCGTGAAGCATTATGCCGAAGGAATTCATAGCAAGACTAATACTGTTCCGTTGGAATATGCTGAAAAGGCATTGGGTAAGTTGTTATTTGAAATAAACAAGGTTTACATATCCAACCACTTCGACGATGAATTTGCTTCGAGTAGTTGTATATAAAAATTAAAATAAATTAAAAATAAAATTATGGCAAAAGCTAAGAAAGAAGTTATCGTTTACAAGACGATCAAAATGAAAGGTACAAAATGGAATCAAAATCCTGAAAAGTATTACATGTATATGGAATGCAAAAAGTGTGGTGCATACGACAATGCAACAGAAACATCTAAAGCTATCACTTGTTCTAAATGTGTTGAGTCTATGTGTGAACCGCCAAACGTAAAGCAACCATACCAGAAATCAGGGAAACCTAGAGGGTGGGCTTTTATGGCTGAGTATGTTCATACTGATGGTACTGTGTATCATAAAGGAGTCGAACAACCTAAGTTGAAGGGTAAGAAGAGTGTTACAGTTATCGTCAAGAAAAAGACCATGACCAAGAAACAGAAAGAGAGGTTGAAGTGGACAGCATCAGCTAAGATTGCTGGGTTGAAGAAGAAGTTGATTAAAGCTAAATTTAAGAAAGATAAGAAGGCTATTGAGTCTGATATAAAATACTTAACTAGAATCGTTATTGGTAAGAGAATTCCTAAGGATTATCACGAGCGATTATATGGAAAAAAAGTTTCATAATCGAAATATTTTCCTTATATTTAAGTAATAAATAACAATAGACTAAACGAGATTAGAATTGGAACAACATAGAATTACATACACGAGAGACTCAAACTCAAGAGAAGCAACTAAGATAGAGTTTGACCTACCACCAGATATGACAATAGAAGAATACCATACCATTTGTGTAAGGATGGCACACGCTTTAGGATACCATCACAAAACAGTATCTAGTATATTCACTGAGAAAAAGAGTGTGGGTAATCCCAATCAGTTAGAATTATTATTTGGATAATGAAGAGGATACTTATCATATTTGTGTTTGTCTTTTTCGTATCAGCTACTAATCCGACATACACTCCAGTGAAGATAAGAACACTTCCCATTGTTATGGTCGATGTGGTAGAAGAAACAGAATTGATACAATCTATAATTATGGTAGAATCATCCAACAACGATTCAGCATATTGTGCAAGCGAAGATGCTGTTGGATGTTTACAAATTCGTAGAGTAATGGTTAGAGATGTTAATAGAATACTCAAAAGCCAAGGTAATGAATCAAGATACAAAATGAAGGATAGGTGGAATAGGAGCAAGTCAATTGAAATATTCGACATATATTGTGAACACTATAAACTGACAACCGATGAGCATAAAGCTAGATGTTGGAATGGTGGACCAAAAGGTAATACAAAAGAATCGACAATCAAATATTGGAATAAAATAAAGAAATTATGGACGAAAACAAAATAGCAGCAAATTGGGAAGCACTAATGGGTGTCATAGATACCGAATTCAGTGGTGATAGAAAAGACAAACTAATTACTATGTACACACACTTTCAAGACAGAATGGCTCTAATGCCTGCATCTAGTTTTGAACACTTTCATAATGCATTTCCTGGTGGATATGTTGACCATGTATTAAGAGTGATAGAATGTGCGCAAGCAACTTGGGACCTTTGGAAGAGAATGGGATCAGACTGCTCAGGATACACAAAAGAAGAATTAATATTTGTTGCGTTGAATCATGACCTAGGTAAAGTAGGTACAAAGGAAGAAGACCAGTATATTCCAAATCCAAGTGATTGGCACAGAAAGAATCAAGGTAAACTATACAATAACAATCCCAACATATCCTTCATGTCTATTCCAGATAGAGGATTATACTTGTTACAAGATTTTGGAATAAAGTATTCTATAAACGAAAGTATGGGAATCAAATTACACGATGGTCTTTATGATGATTCGAATATTCCTTACTTCAAAGCAAGTAGAGTTGAGTCAAGATTAAGAAACAATCTTCCTATAGTAATACATCACGCAGATCATATGGCTAGTCAGATAGAATATGAGATGTGGAGCGATAAGAATAAAGTTAAGGTTAAACCTGCTCCGAATAAGCACGTAAAAAAGGTATTATCTAATGCCAATGAAGATGCCCAAGATTTATTCAAAGGATTATTTGGGGGTGATAAATAATGGTTGAGTATATATTGATATCACTCGTAGCCATTGCAGTATATGTTATCATAAACATATTTAAAAAATTGGAGGTATCGGAAGATAAGGTATTGGCATTGATGGATAGTCATGAAGATTTAAAACGAAGGATAAGTGACACGATCACATACATGAGAGAAATAGATAGTAAGGGTGGATTTGAATCAGACGATGAGGTTGGAACAGTATTCGATGCACTAAAACACGAATTAGAATTATTAGAAGACGTATATGACATTATTGACAATTAAATCTCCTGTAGATTCATTCTACGAGAACTTACCACAATACCAAATAGACTTAGATATACTTCTAAATCCAGACATCAAACGTAGAGGTAGGAAAAGAAAGAACAAGATGTACTTCACACCAATTACTGAAAAGGCTATCATTGCTTATAATTTGGAAGAGAATAAGATGAAGAGGGAGAAGGTATATAATGAGCATATGCATTATGCTTTATGGAAACTATCCCAGAATATTATCAATAGATTCAGATTCCCATATATGTTTGGTTCAACAGAAGATAAACAATATGAAGTTATTGGATTCATCCTACAAAAGCTAGATAAGTTTACAGAGGAGAAGGGAAGAGCGTTCTCATACTTCAGTATCGTAGCAAAGAATTATTGTATTCAAGCTAACAATAAAGCTTGGGCAAAGTTAAAGTCTAAGACTGATGTTATGCAGATCGATTACACTAGGGATTTAACTAATGAATTAGCAAGAAAGAATGTCACAGACAATCTAGCTGTCTTTATGGATATGTTTGTAGATTATTATGACAAGAATATAGATGACATGTACAACTCGAATAGCGACAAATGTATTGCTTACGCAATCATAGATATATTCAGAGATAGACAAGACATCGAAAAATATAACAAGAAAGTACTATATCTCAGAATAAGAGAGATAACAAACGAATCCACTCAAAGCATTTCAAAAGTGTTGAGTGGGATCAAAAAGGACTACAAGGTAAAATACTTGGAGTTCACAAAGAATTAGACTATGGGTGTAGTCTATGTTAAACAAGAGCTCTTTAATAAAAAAAGCCAATAGTGGCGCAATAGAAAATAAGAGAAAATAAATTATGAAAAAAACAATTTTTACATTAGTAGTTGCATTAGCAACAACAATCGGAGCTTCGGCTCAAAGTTTCACAGTAGTATCAACTTACAATGCACCGGAAGAAGGAGCATCGTATGAATTATCTAACCTTACAAATAACTTAGGTGTTATGTACAAAGTGGCAGACAACTGCTCTTTTGGATTCGTTAAGAATGGTGAGGAATACGATATGATTAGTAGATACAACCACAACGACAATGTTTTTGTTTCGGTACAAGCTCCAACAGAGGATATCGTAAACAATTTAACGTTAGGATTAGGATACACATTATCTGTATGGAAGGGTATTTGTGTTGAACCAAACTACACTATTAACGTATCGGAAGATGCAAATGGTGATAGGACGGGTGAATTCAATTTGGGATTATCATACCGTTTCTAATAGCTAATTAGTTATATAATTAGTTATTCGGAGCTCTTAACACCCCAATGACAATTTTGTCAACAACGCAGGACTTAATTTTATAGAGAAAATAAAATGGAATCAGTAATCAAAAAAGCAGTATCGTTCATATCAGGTTTATTAACAATAATGATGGCAGTATTACCAGTAACTATCCTTTGGACAGTTTTAACTGGAACATCAGTATTTGGAATGGATGTGATAGCTAACTTAACTGGAATTGTAAATGCACTTGGAGAAGGTGGATTTGTAGGACTAGTTGTATTAGTAATAGTTTGGTCATTCTTCGATAAGAAGTAATACTAAATAGGTTATAGATAGAAGAGCTCAGTCATTACGACTGGGCTTTTCTTTTTTCATTATATTTATATAGTAAAGGAGAGCAAAATGGAATCAGAAGAAGAAATATTTAAAGGAAAAACCTTCTCGGGATTGATGCACGATATATATACCAATTCAACGAGAAAGGAAGAGCAGATTAACGAACTTATAGGTCAATTACAACCTATGATTAGGAGTATCGGTGATGCTACTATTATTGTACCAATCATAAAGGAATATCTAGATGTTGCCGTTAAGAATGACGATCACCTAATTAAACTTGCCGCAATTGTTCAGAGAGGTATATCAGCAAGTACAGCTGCAGGTAACGCTTCGGGAGTATTGTTGTCTGAAGACGAGAAGAAGCAATTACTATCCACAGTTGAAGAAATGGAGTTAGATAGATAATATGTTTACTAACAAAGGATCTAGAGGATCATTAAGTAAGGACGCCTCTGGCGGGATAGAATCTGGTGAAGTACTTGATGTTTGTACTGGTATAGATCATCCATTTTTTGATTCTATTACAAATGACGATGACGGAGTACTAGCAGGTTGGGTTAAAGTTAAAATTCTTGGTAGTAGGATGGGTGGTGGTGAGGAGGAAGGACAATGGGTAGCACCATTGAATAAGATCATACTAACTTATCCAGTTAAAGGTGAAATAGTATTACTTATAACAGCAGCTGGATTATCATCACAATACAATCCAAAAGATAAGGATATGTATTGGTTGACTCCAATTAGTGTATACGGTGATATTAACAGTAATATGTTGCCGAACGTTTCATTTTCATCTAAGGTAGAATCCAATGATTCACCAGGAGATACATTCAAGGAAAAATCTGTACCTCAACTCCAACACATGGAGGGTGATACAATAATACAGAGTAGATGGAATAATGGTATTCGTTTTGGATCCACAGCATTAATCAGTAAACCATCTAACACTTGGTCAATAGGATCATCAGATGGAGACCCTATATTATCGATAATCAATGGATACAACGCAGAAGAAAAGACTCACGTCGAAGATGTAAACAAGGAAGATTCCATCATTGTAATGACTTCAACTCAAAAAATAGATTTAGCACCAGCGAATCCAATTTCTCCTCAGATTGTTCCTGTTCCAACTGGGCCTGCAATTCCCCAATTACCCATTAACACTTACATGGGAAAACCCCAAGTTATAATCAATAGTGATAGATTGATATTCAATGCAAAGAAGGACAACATAATCATATCAGCAAAGAAGGATGTTAGTATATCCACAAGCAAATGGAAACTTAATATGACTGCATTGGCTGATATACTGTATTCTACACTGGAACAATTAACGATGGAGATACATCCAACTCCATGTGGTCCTACTGGTCCACCACTTAACGCAGCAATATACGCTATGTTAAAAGCTCAAATGGATCAGATGAAAAATTAATGCCATTCCTAGTATCACCCTTTGTAAGAAAACTACAAACAAAACTAGATAACAGAGCTTCCAATTTTATTAGTCCAGCTATTACCGTGGAGGAAGTTGCTGAGGTATGGTCTGCTGCAACTGGATTAGGAGCAATAGGAATTATACCATTGAATGGAATGATAGCTCCAGCACAGATGGCTATGAAAAGTGTTATACTTACAACAGTGCCAGGACAGCCACCACATCAAGCTTTGAAAGATGGGTTTGTTGCTTTTCAAACTGTAATGTGTCCAGGTTTTCTTTTACCACCGGCAATTGGTACACCTGCAAGCTCACCACCACCAATAGAATCGTGTGATCCAATTGGTTCACCATCAGGAACAGTAACTCCATGGTTGTTGTGTGTAGGTAATTTAGTACAAACTTGGTTTTTACAACAAATGTTGACATATACTGCAGGACCTACGCCTGGAACTTGGCTATAAAAAGTAATCGTTGTGATATTTATATCATATAAACATAGGAGAAAAACATATGAAAAAGAAAGATTTGATAAGACTTATCAGAGAAGTTGTAAAATCAGAAGTTAAGAAGGTGGTGCAATCTGAGTTGAACGAAGCTATGAATACATTAGAGCAAGGAAATACTAATGGTGGAAAGCTATCATTAACTGAGGTTATGGACCAAACCGAGAAGGAACAAAAGTGGCCATCGATGGGCAACTTCAAGTCTGACATGAGAGCTCAGTTCGCAGCTATGAATGGGGGACCTCAGGCAGTAACACATACAGACACGAATAACAGACCGGTGAATTTAGAAGGATTAGATCCTTCGCTTTCACAAGCACTAACAAGGGATTACTCAGATTTAGTTAAGAGATTCAAATAAGAAATGAGAAAAAGACAAGAATATAATTACCATCCAATAGAATTCGAAAAGGATGTTGCTATAGGATTAACGTTGCCACTTACCAATGATGCAAGTGCAGCTAATAAGTATTCTACGTCTAATATCGCAGGAAGTTTTGGATCTGAACCTACAAACACATCCGAAAAATCTGTAACACAAGGTGATTTTCATTTGTCCTACACAACAATAGAACAAACCAAATCCAATATAAGAAATTTAGTTTTAACTAATAGAGGTGAGAGAGTAATGCATCCTGAATTTGGGTGTGATATTTGGAAATCGTTATTCGATCCATTTACACCTAAACTAGCTTCTGATCTAGAGAAAATAATCAGAAAACAGATCGGTATATGGTTACCATACATCAATGTTGGGGATGTTAGTGTAACTGCAGGCGGAGATGAGAACAGAATGAATATAAACTTAGAGTTTGCTTTATTTAATAATGACATAGATATGGAAACTGTAGCAATCGAGATAGGTGAATTATAATGGCAAATGAATGTAACTTAGATAAAAAGCAAACAAGGGATATTAAGTATCTAAACAAAGACTTCACTGACTTCAGGGGAGATCTTATAAATTACGCAAAGAATTACTTTCCGGACGTATACAATGATTTCAATGAATCGTCTCCAGGCATGATGTTCATTGAGATGGCTTCGTATGTAGGTGATGTACTATCATACTACGTAGATAATCAGATGAAAGAATCATTATTGATGCACGCTGAGGAAAGAGAGAATGTGATAGATCTTGCAAGAGCATTGGGGTACAAAACTAAACCTACTGTGCCATCAATAGTTAAGATGTCTGTATATCAAGTTGTACCAGTATCTGCCGATGGAATCAATCCAGATATGAGATTTGCTTTGGAAGTTTCTGAGGGGATGGAAATTGAATCTGAAGGTGGTGTGATGTTCTTAACTCAAGATGTAGTTAATTTTGCAAATAGTGCTTCAAACAACCCCACAGATACTACAGTGTATCAAACAGATGCATCCAACAATCCATCTTGGTTTTTGTTGAAAAAGGAAGTTGATGCTATTGCCGGTGATATTAAAACATCGAACATAGTATTTACAGACCCAAAGAAATACGATAAAATCAAACTATCAGAGAAAGATGTAATATCTATTGTTGATATTAAAGATGATGCCGGAAATGTTTGGTATGAAGTTCCATATTTAGCTCAGGATAATATATTCGAAACTGTGGTTAATAATTGGACCAATGATCCACACATGTCACAATACAATTATGATGCACCATATATAATGAAACTGAGACGTACGGCTAGAAGATTCACTACTCATATTCATGCAGACGGAACAACTGAATTATGGTTCGGAGCTGGTATATCAACTCAACCAGATGAGGTAATCGTTCCGAATCCAGACAACATTGGATTACAACTACCTTACGGTAATACATCAAACTCATTTATGAATGGAACACAATTTGTAGATGTAGCATTCGATCCAGCCAATACAATGTTCACTAGAGCATATGGTGAAGCACCAAGAGACACAACACTTACTGTTAGATATATGGTAGGTGGTGGAATTTCTTCTAATGTTTCATCGAGAAAGATATCTAAGATTAATGACTCAAAAGTTTGGTTAGATGAAGACGGATTAAGCTCATCCAGTGTTACTACAGTGAAAGATTCCTTAGCAATAATAAACCTTCAACCTGCTGTCGGAGGAAGAAGTGAGGAAACTATAGATGAGATAAAACACAACGCACTTGCTCATTACTCTTCCCAGAACAGAGCTGTAACTAGACAAGATTACATAGCTAGAATATACTCCATGCCAGCTAAGTTTGGTTCTGTTGCAAAGGCGTACTTAGATAAGGATGAACAGATCTGGATACAAGAGGTGGGAACAAAAGAAATAAAAAATCCATTAGCTATCAATGTATACACATTAGCTTATGATAGTGATAAGAAGTGTGTACCAATGACAGAGTTAGCCAAAACTAATCTTCAAACATACTTATCACAATATAGAATAATGACCGATGCATTGAACATTAAAGATGCTCACATAATAAACATAGGTGTAGACTTTAGTGTAATGATAAGACCAGGACATCAAGGTAAAGAGGTGTTGTTGGCTTGTATCAACAAATTGAAGTGTATATTCGATTCAGATAATTGGTCAATTAACGAGCCAATAATAATACCAAGAATAGCAACAGAATTGGATAAAGTTGAAGGAGTTCAAACAGTAAAGAATTTAAGAATATTTAATACATTCGATTCTGATTCTGGATACTCTGGAAATATTTACGACATTAGGGGTGCCACACGAGATGCAATTGTTTACCCATCTATGGATCCATCGATATTTGAAGTTAAGTTCCCAGATAAAGACATTAAAGGAAGAATTGTAGGATACTAAAATGATATATAGCATATTTTCTAAAAAGGACACAACGTTGTATGAGCAATACTCTACAATGAATACTGGTATCGATGAAGTGTTGACTATCGAGAAGATAGTTTCGTCGAGTAAAACTCCAAATACGTATAATTCTAGAGCTCTAGTTCACTTCGATATCGATTGGACTAAGATATCTGGTTCTTGGGCAAAAGCCTATTTGAATTTGTATACCGTATCAGCCAATTCTATTCCACACCAATACAAACTAGAAGCATTCCCAGTGTCTGGTACTTGGAGTATGGGTTTAGGTAGAGAATCAAATACACCTAGAACAACAGATGGTTCATCGTGGGACTTTAGTGATGGAACAAATGGTTGGGTAACTTCTGGTAGTGATTGGTTTACATCCAATACTGCAACACAGGAATTCACATATGAAAATACTGATGTTAGGATGGATGTTCAGAGTATACTGAGTGCTTGGAGTTCTTCTGCATTCGACAATGAGGGATTTGTTTTGAAACGTAGTGGTTCTCAAGAAACGGATGCAAACAGATATGGAGCTATCCAATTCTTCTCAGAGAATACACATACAGTATATCCACCGAGACTTGAAGTATGTTGGGACGATAAAGCTTGGAACACCGGTTCATTAACTGCATTGGATATGACTTCACCAGATGATAACTTCTTTTATGTTAAATCAAACAAAGGTGAATACATAAGGGGATCTAAGATTATATTCTATGTTACTGGAAGAGAGAAGTATCCAGTCAAGACATATAGTAATACAAAAACTAACTTAGCTATTAAGTATGTCGAAGTTGATACAACATCATATTCAATACTGGACGCTAGGACTGGTGAAACTATTATTCCTCATGATGCAACATACACCAATGTATCGTGTCATGCAACAAAGGGTAATTTCTTTGAATTCTATTCAGATAGTTTATTTGAAGATAGACACTATCAAATACAATTGAAGTATATTAAGGATGGAGCAATTCACTATTTCAACATTAAGGACACATTCAAGATAGTTAGGTAATGAGAAAGAAACAAATACAAAGGCATATTGAAAAGGACGGTAGAGACATCAAAACTGTTCACTCACGTAATACATCTATTAGATCGGCTACTGGTATTGCTGCTCCTACATTACATGTGGATAACAAATACAAACTTAGAGATGAATTCGAGTTTAAGTTGGATGAAAGAAACAAAAGAACTCCTGCAGGGACTATACTTTCCAGAGAAGGGATCGATAAAGATAAGTTAGTAATTGCAGCAGCGAGATTTGTATTTGAGAGAGGTACGTGGGGTAAGTTCACAGATTCAGATTTCACAGAGTTGACGGATGGGAAGGAAGATAGAGTTTATGGTGCTCCAATTGTAGATCAATTCGAATGGGGTAATGTAGACTACAGTAAAGCCGCATTGGAAGGAGCAAGATGGCCGGTACCAGCTAAAATGGCTCATGACTTAGGTGAAAAATCAATCATAGATATCAAAGCTAATAAGAATGTTGTTCTCGTTGCTAATGCTTATAACTACGAGGATAAGAGAGAGAGGAAGAATAGAAGTAACATATCATATACTTGGAAGTTCTCGTCCAGCGAA